TTTGTGAGACCAGTGGTGCTTGTTACAGTAACTACGCAGGGATCTCCTGGAAGTGCCTGAGTAACAGCACTAATATCCCAGTCAGTGCCATTTTTGTGGACAAGATCGCCCTGTTTTGTATAACCCTCTCTTTTTTCAACAACACCATGATGAATATGCCCGTTTATTATCTCACTGAAAGCGTCCTGTGGTAGTAACCACGGCTCAATATCAGTGTCTAAACCGGTGCCGAAGGGAGCTATAAGAAAAGGTTGATAATTCATTAGGTAGGCCTTCCTCCATATACGGCTACTGTGAACGGGTTTCCAGCACTAGTAGTACCGTTTTGATTAACAATACTAACTCTAAAACTACCTACTGCCACAGTGTAATACAACCCTATTCGTGGACTTCCGCTAATGTCTTTGAGGGCAGTTATATTCACACCATAATTTGTGTGTAATTGATTTACAGTGAATGAAATATCATAAGTGGAGACATCATCCACCTGCGCGCACGTTAAGCCTCCGCTTTGGGCTTGAATAGCACCAGCAGCATTAACAGTCGCCCAATAAGCCACAAAGTTTCTTTCATCATATGTTGTGGTACCACCATCATTAGTAAAACCATTAAAGCTGACTGTTCCTCCTGATGAACCAATGCTGCCTTTACTTGTAACTTGAATGACAGTCCCATCGGAAGCTCTCATAAAACACTCTTGAGCACCATCAATTATTTTACTATAGATGTAATGTGTTCCTACATTTGGAGTGGGGTCATCATTTAATGCAGTTGCTGAACGCTCACTCAACTGAACAGATCTCATTTGAAGCATACCATCGACACCTACATCGTCGCCCTCTTCAATAGCATCCCAATTAGGGCGAATTACCTCCCCAAGCTTTCTTATCTTCTCAGCATCACCGGGCAGCGCTTTATTCCAGACCATCTTTCCTCCTAAAACATCGGCAGTACACGCATCGATTCAAGATCGATATGGGTACGAGTTAATATGTAATTAATTTGTTCTTTATAAAGAGCTGTAAGCTCGCCGTATCTCTCCATCTCTCCAAAATCACTCGCTATTCTTCTAGAAGCTCCGAGCGCAATTGCGGGCCCCCATTCCTCTTGTAAGGGTTTATCTGTAGCTAATTCAAAAAGAGTCTTGTTTGATCCAACTTCTGGCTGTACATATAGCAATGACCAAGCCTTAATGCGGAATCTATAGGCCCTATCAGGTATTGGGTAAAAACGAAACGTATTATCAAACATTAGTACAGACATCGGAGTTCCTGCCCGATATTGAATGAAGCTTACTTGAATTACCTGACCGTCAGCTGGAGCGGCAGTAAATGTAACAGAGATAACACCGGTAGCGTAGTCTACAGTTCCTCCGAGCCCCCCCAAATCGCTAATTAGCACTCCAAGCCCGTCATCGCTAAATACTTCTACCGTATCATCTACAACTACAGATCCAGGCTGAATTGGAATATTATTGGAATACGTGTTGGTAAAAGCTACAGTTACGGCGTCCCCTGTCCAGGTAGAAAAACGCTGAACATTTTCAGGATTCTCATTATAAAATTTGTCTGGGCTTTGATAAAAATCAAGAGCATGTCTGTCTATCGTAGCCTCAGGAACGAAATTGGTAAAATTAACAGGGAACGTGTAATCTTGCACGTTCGCCTGCGTGTTAAACTCATGAAGAGTATAATTTCTATTAAGCTTGACTTCGGCAGGAAATTCAAATTGAAAATACTTATTAATATAATCATCAAGCTGAAGATTCCCCAACTCAGCAACAGAAAGCCTGCCGCTTAATTGTCTTGTCTTTTTTCTTAATTCAGCTAAGTTCCACTCTGCCATAAGTCAACCTCTTTTATTCAAATATTTGTCTGCACTGAAAGCGAGATTTATAACTCTTAAGAGTTTTTTTCATCCTGCCTTCCCCGTCAGGGGTATAACCCCATATAGGTATCTGCCTGGATTCAACGTGGTTAACCACTTCACGACGAAGTTTATATTTTCCTCCATGGAGCAAAATGTGCTTTTCGGGCTTTCTAGTGGTCCCAAAAGTAAATTTTAATGGTACACCGGGCTCCTCAAGGTTAAAGAACTCAACGTTAATTTCTTCGCTGAGCCAATCCTTACGGCGTTCCTTTTCGTTCTTTTGAACATTAGGTGCTTCTATTTTATTCATACTAGCTCCATCTTTTAAAAACGGGGGATCTCAGAATAGAGAAAAACTGATACCCCCCTCCGATATTATGTTACGGACTCTTTTCCTTTAACAATTGCAGTCATTACAGCATCATTGGCTCCAACAGGAGTTGTTCCAATAGTAATGCCACGACGCGCAAAGTTCTCAGTGGGAATAGCATCCCCACTAATATCACTAATTCTAGTTACACTACCACCACTAACATAAACGCTGTAACCGGTTGTGTTAGTAGCTGTCGTAATAGTAGTAGCGGTAACTCCTGCGATAACATAATCTTGGTTTAGGCATGTAGAAGAACCATCGTCTGCTACTCCTTCAACCTTGATTGTATCGCCAATGGCAAAACCGGCAGGGCCTGTATCATCTACAGTAAGAACCCCAGGGTTTGCATTGGTAAGCCCACTAATAGTAGCTCCATAATTAGAGCTTTCTGACAACGCAGTAAAACCGTTTGCTACGCCGATAGTACCTGCATCAACGTCAAGTACTTCTGCTGCTGCCATTCCATCGTTCCAATACCAGCTACCACCGTTTGTACGGTCTACGGTAGTAATTTCAGCAACTGTAAATCCAACGTCCAGATCTCTAGCAACTGCTGCGGCTGGGTTTGTCCAAGTAAAAGTCTTAATCTGTGCCATTTTAAATTTCCTCCTTTATGTGAATTTTTATGGCAATAATCACAATCAAATTACTGATTATGAGTGGGTGGCCTGAAGATTCAGCATAAATGAATCATTTAAAATTCTGCTCACGAAGGGGTGCCTCCACCCTACTGTCCCTCTTTGGTGTAGCGGATCAGCGCTTCCAGCAGAACCAAGTTGCTCTACATAGAAATCACCAGTTTCGCTTCCAAGATGTACAACTGCATAAGCCTCTTTACCAACGATAAAGTTATTATATAAAGTTCCACCACCTGTAACGCTTCCTACACTGGTATATAACCAGCGAATGTTACCAGTAGAACCCCACTCGGATTCTAAGACTGTTTGCTGACCAGGGTATTGAGAACTACTGACAAAGTTGGAAACCGCTTCTAGATCATCTAGGACAGCCGTATCCATATAACCCCAGAATGCCGGACGAATCGGAGTAGTTCCGAATGCATCACGACCTGTGATAACTTCTGAGATCATTTCAGCATCATTTCCCAATAATGTAAGTACAGCAGCATCGATATCAGCCTTAGTTAGCTCCGTTGGAGTGTTTCCGTTGAATCCATTACTACAAGCAATAGTAGAAGCCGTAGCGGCTAACACATCGCGTGTTACTTCATCAATAGTTTGGCCAAGGTTTTGCGCCAAAAGTCTTGCGGCTTCATTGAGGATAGGATCCTCCACAGTAAGCTCAACTTGGTTTGTAATAGTAACAAAGTTCCCGTAAAAGTCTACGCGAGCTTTAATATCAGTAGCAGATAGAGGGGCTCCCGGAGGAGTAATTCCATCTACAATAGGAACAGGGACCGTATCAAGTCTTGAATAACGTCTAAATACGATAGTGTCTCCTTCTTTATTCGGTAAAACACGCCTTTGCGAGAATTTTGTATGAATTAATTGCGGGTATGCAGTCATGAGCAATAATCTGTCATAGTATTCCCGCACTGCCGGTGGCAAAGTAGCTACATCAGTAATAGCCATAGTTGCTCTCCTTTATTTTCGGGTTAAAATCTTCCTGTATTTTTATTAGCCAACTTCATAAATTCTGCATCCGACATTCCCTTGTAACTACCTATTTGTGACTTTGGTGCTGTACTGCCTACAGCCGAAAGGCTCCCGGTCTTTTGACCGTTTGCAACTATGCGCTGTGCGTCGACAGATTTCTTCGCTTGTTTATTAGTTTCCCTGTAATTATCGCTGTTTTTAGCCAAAAAGTAGGCAAGTTCGTATCGGTTAGCGTCATTCTGAAGAGTTGACTTCAGTGCTGGATTCTTAGCGATTACATCGGGTAGATACTTAGTAACTATCTCGTTGTAATCCGTATACTTCTGTTGAACACGCAACTCCTCAACGCTGGTTTGATAATTCTGTTGAATCTTGCCAAGA